GTTGATCTCTGCTGCTGCAAATGTGGTGCGTGTTGCAGTCGCTGTTAGGTCGCTGGTCGCATCAATCGTTGCAGCGCCGGGGATGGTTTTCTGTCCGACAACCGTAACGTCAGATGTTGCATCAATCGCAACCGCACCGACCAGAATACGGACAGCAGCTACAGTTACATCGCTCGTTGCCGTAATCGCAGAAGCGCCGTTAGCGTAACGAATAGCAGAAGCGGTTACGTCACTGGTGGCTGTAATCGCTACGGAGCCATCAATAATTCTATCGGCTGATACAGTTACGTCAGAGGACGCAGTGATTAATGCTGCGCCCTCAATTGCGTCTTCGCCGTAGCTTCCACGACCATAGAGGCCACTACCGTAGCCGGACGGAACGCCAGCGGGATAAACCCCTAGCCCGTAATTTCCGCTACCGTAGAAACTCATCTATTAGTCCAGTGTGATGTCGAGATCGCCTGCTGGAATACGGAACACATCGCCGCTGGAAATGGTCTTAGATGTGGTCAACGGACCAGATGCAAGAAGGTTCCCACCAGTAGAGGCGTCGCGGACACCAACATAGGTTACAGTTCCCCAAGATGCGGATGCTGTCGGAAACTCAATGGCCGCCGTGTTAGCAGCAGCGCCACCAGTGATGGTGAAAGCAGCCGTCTGACGCGCATAAGAGCCGCCAGAAACTTCCGTGCCAGTGTCGCCTTCGCCCGGATCAGACGTATACAAGCCAACATACAGGGTTGCGGGTGCGGTGTAGGATGTGCCGCCGAAAACGTGCAGCATCACCTTGTTTTCAAGATAATTAGAAAAACTCATCCGAATGTCCTCACACGGGGTTTAAGTTTAGATGAACCAATACGCGCACGCTCATCGGCGATACGCATATCTTCTACCAGCTTCTCATAGAAAGAAGACCAGATGCCAGTACGCTCATCTTCCTTGAGATACGGCGCGGACTGAACCAGCGTTGCGTACAGGTAGATGTCGGGACTTTCGGTAAGAAGCCAGTTAGTCGGCGCTGCGTCCGACAAGGACGGCAGCTTGGCGTAGTAAAGAAGTTCCGCTTCATACGACCCATCGGGCTGGGGCAGAACTTCAAACTGCTGGCCGATGGTCGTGAAGAACATCGGTTGCCCGGCTGAACTGTAGACTTGGCTGTCTTCCGTGAGTTGTTCCGGCGTGACGTAGACCAGCGGCGTGATGGGGTTTGTGTTCAACTGGAACCGGATCGTTTCTTTCCAGTCAGCAGGAACAGCAAAGTACGGCGTATCCATAGTTGCGGTCGCCCGCGTCACCATTTTACGGTGGCGGATTTGACGGCTCATCTGCGCTTCAGCAAGCGAGATGAAGTTCGGAATAGTCGATGTCAAGTCAGACCGATTGAGCCAATCGGCGACTGCGGTCTTCAACTCTGAATACGTCGTAATCGCCATTAAACAGTCCCCGGCCTAGTGCGGAAGTAAAGGTTGTCCGGATCGTTCAACCACTTCTTCATGCGCTCTTGGTCTTTCGTAATACCTTGACGCTCAAGTTCATAATACACTGAAAGCGGGATCGTGCCAACCTTTGTCCACTCACCCCAGCGTTCCGGCGCATCATTAAATTCTCGTTTGTTGCTCTCAATGATCGCCGAGACATCTTGTTCTTTCGAGATGATGGCTTCGTCTTTGTCGGCGTCGTAATTGTAGAAAGTCTTGATGCCTGTGAAGGCGTCGTCATTGATAAGGCGTTTTGCCATAAATACCTCATAGTAGATGAGGGGGCACTTGGCCCCCTCACCCATTTAACCTTACGAAGTCGTGAGGTCGGCCACGATACCATGCGCGGCCTGATTGTTGACCTTCAGGCCGTACTCGACAAGGAGGAGAGCCTTCTCGGCATCGCCCGTCTTGGCAAGGTCCATCTTCTGGATCGGACGCAGAACCGCCAGCGATGCGTAATCGGGATCAACCACGAAGGCATCACGGTCACGCTGGAAGCGGTTAGGAACGATGTTGACCGTACCGAAGTCAGACACATAAACGTCGGCAGCGCCGATGATCTGTGCCTGCTGGCCAGCCGGAACGTCACGGAAACGAGTTGCAATGCCGGTGAAGGCAGAAGCAGCCGTCTTGTTGAACGGACCAACCATCAACATCTTGGGCGTGCCGCCCGATGTCCAGACGCTCTGGATAACGGTCTTCAGCAGGGCTTCCGTGAAGGCACGCTGAGTGCCGTCGGTACGAGCAGCCGTCGGGGTCGAGCCAACCGTCGGGTTCGCACCGCCCGTGCCGAACGACGTGTTCGAGGTCAACCAAGCAGGCAGACCAGCGGTACGACGAGCGGTCGTGGTGTTACCAGCAACAGAAGCTTGGTTGGCAAGCAGTGCGCTCTCCATGTCACGCTTCAGTTCCGAACCCAGCTTGGCAAGCTGGTAGGTCATTTCGTTACGACGACCAGCCTTATCGACTGCTTCGAGCGTACCGGAGATCACGACGTTCTTCGTGCTGATCTGCGTGTAGTTACCAACGCGGCTGGTCGGCGTAACAGCAGTGAACGAAGAAATGTCGTCACCTTCGAGCGCGGCGTTAGAAGCCGAGGCAGCAGCCAGAACGTCCGTCTGCCATTCGAAGTAGGTGTTCTTAACGCTCTCGCGGCCGATGTTCGAAATGAACGGCGTTTCTTCCGGCGAGATGTTATAGATGACGTTCGACAGGTCTTCACGAATACCGATAGCGGAGTACCGGGTAAAAGTATTTGCTACAATAGCCATTAGTTCACATCCTTATTAAATGAGTTTGTCCAACAGGGCCGCCGCATCTGCGACACGGCCAGTACGCGCAAGGCGCTGGGACGCTTTCTTTACGTCGGAGGAACGTGTGTTGACTTGAGTACCGGAAGAGCCGGGGCGAACGATCCGCGCAACCTTCTTTGGCTGGGCTTTCACTTTCTCCACTTTCTTCGATCCTTTGTCGAACATCATAGCTTTGCGAAGGATTGAGACGTGACTGGCTTGGACAAGTGCGCTTAGGTCGCGTTCACTAAACCCGTTGTTCAAAGCCCATTCACGAAGTTCCTTAGCTTCGCTTTGCATTGTACCTTCGTCTTTCCATTCCGGAATGACTTCGGTGAGTTTGGCGCGCTCTGACTGCACAATGTCAGCCAATGCCCGCTGCTGCTCTTTGGTCATCTCTTCAGCAATCCGCTGCTGTTCAGTATTAATAGCCTGAAGTTTAGCGGCTCGTTCCTGACGAGACTTATTCCAATGCCGTTCCAACCGCGCCGCCTCAATGGGGTCTTCGTTATAAAGATTGTCCCAATCAGGCTCAGCCTCGGACTGCATCTCAATTTGTGCTTTAAGCACTGGAAGCAGTTCCGCGTATTGAGCGCGTTCCATACGGATCGCTTCGGCTTCGCCTTGGAACGACTTGCGTTCTTCTGCTAATGCCTGAGTTTTCCGCGTGTAATCCGAATAACGAGAATAACCTTTCCGAAGTTCGTCAAGGGTGACTTCCGCTTCTTCACCGTCAAGTTTAAGCTTGATAGTTAGATCGTCAGGAAGTTCCTGTTCGATAACCTCTTCAGTGTCATCCTCTTCATCCGGGTCGGACTGTTCGGCGTCATCATCAGCTTCATATTCAGCTTCAGTTTCTTCCGCGTCGTCCTGAGCCTCTTCAGGCTCGTGCGCCTCGGCCTCGTCTTGGGTGTCCTCATCAGGGCCAAGCAGTTGGTCGATGGCTAGTGTTGCTTCGTGGAGGCCGATCCCAGCACTGGGGTTGCCGACTTGTTCCGTCATATAGCACCTTCTTTAGTAAATGTTAACTCCTCGACTTGGCGACTAGGCCGTCATCAAGAATTGCCTGTAGGCGGGCTTTCAAACGCTCAAGTCCTTTGAGCGTGTGAAACATGTTAGAGCGTGCGTCGTGATCGGCCGGGGCCGACATGCGCCACTCTTCGAATATGTCTTTCTCCACTTCAGCAAAAGCCTCCTTGAGAAGTTCATCCTCAAGGAGACGCTTGGCGTGGTTAGCTTTTGTGATGGGGTCCATTAGATCAGCGGCGTGTAAGTTGGCGCATTAGGGTTAACGATTGCGCTGGCCGGGACGCCTCCGGTTGGGTTTACGGCCACCCCATATTGCGGAGAGAAAAATACTGCTTCTGGTCCGAAACCATATTTTTCATAATCCGTAATATTAGGATTGACGCGCATATCTCGTCCGGCAAGCAAACCGCCAGCGCCCATGCCAAATGGGGACACATACGGCGTTGCCGTACCGGTATCGCCGCCACCGCCGAACAAACTACCAAGAACTTCCGAACCAATACCGCCAATAGCCAGAAGTTGCCCAAGTGTCAGGCCCGTTCCGAGAACGTCATTCTTCTTTGCAGGCGGTGTTGTATCCGCTGGCGGTGTCGGCGTTGTCGCGGGTGGGATAATGCCGGGTGGGACCGTAATCGGCGGTACGAACGGCGGGACAACTGGCGTGCCCGGCTGCGCCGTTACGACAATTTCGCCATCTGTAACTGCTGGCTCTGTTGGAGGGGCGGCTGGTGGTTGATTAACAACTTGATCAAGCAGCGTGTTCGAAATGCCACCCGTCACCGCAGGGAAGATGCCCGTTACGTTTGGCTGTGTCGCTGTGACAATCAGGTTTTCTGGAGGCGGCGTATATGTCTGATCGACGGTTGTCGTTTGTTCGGGCGCGATATTATCTAACTGGGCGCTGTCAAACGCACTTGGCACTAAGTTTGTCGCCAAGGAAGTTATGCCAGTAGTAAGCCCACGACTTAAAAGGCTTGGAAGCGCATTAACAATTATATCACCCGCCTGTCCGGCAGCGGCTTGTGTTGTGGCTTGCGTTGCAGCCTGTGTGCCAGCTTGAGTTGCGGCCTGAGTTGCAGTCTGAGTTGCTGGCCTTAAAGCGGAGTCAATTGCTGGGGCAAGAAACTTTTCTCCAAGTCCCGAACCCGCACCCGTCAACGCAGCGCGAAGAAGCGTTTCTTGTAAACCACGTTCTTGCATCAAAGATGATGCAGCAGAAGCGCCCGCAGCGGGCAATATTGTGCCAAAAAGACCACCACCCGGAACCACTAGCGAGGCCAGTGCTGGAAGAGCAACGTCCATTACATTACCAAGAAATCCCCCGACCAATTCGTTCGGCTGGTCTTGGAAGATAGGCGAATATCCTCCCCCAAGCACATCTGGCTGGGACTGCTCAAATGACAAATCAGCCTTCTTACCAAGCTGCTTTGACAATGCGTTTGACTGTGCAACAAGAGAAGAAATTTCTTCTGGTGTCCTTGCTTCACCAAGAACTTGGCCTGTAATGTTGTTTACTAGACGATATGACTGCCCCGGCTGTGCGGCAAATGTCATCCGCTCGTTGGCGTTGTTTCCGCCCTTATTCGCGCTGCCCAGCAATTCAAACACGGGAACATTTGGGTTCTCGATGCCGAGATTGGCAAGGATGTTAGCCGTTGTGCCGGGAATAATATCGCCAGCGCCGTAAAGGGGGGTGTAATCGTAAACCGCCATTACATCATTCCTTCTGGGGGCATTTCAGGTTGCATCGGCATTTGTGCTTGTTGGGCTGCCTGCGCCATCTGCGCGTTCTGCGCGGCCTGTGCAGCTTGCACCGAAGCCCGATCCATCTCGCCCTGCTGACGGAGAAGTTCACGGTCACGCTGCATCAACGCTTCGATGTTGGCGGTGTTGACTTGAGCGCCGTACTTAGCTTCAATCTCGGCTGCCTTAATCATAAGATCGGCATCGAGTTTGTCGCGCTCACGGTCGTCCTTGCGCAGCATCTCTTCGCGCTGCAACTCCAACTCAGCCGCCTTCTTCTGGATGTCAGCGCGGATCGCTTCCATCTGAACCTGAGACAACATCTCTTCAGGCGTCGGCTGCGGCGGTGCGGGCGGAGGCGGAGGCGGCATCATGGCTGGGTCGTTGAAGAACACGGTCGGGTCTTTGTACCCAGCCAGCGCCATCATCTGGGCCAGCGTATTGTAGTAGCCCTGCATGTCCGCCAAGGGTGCGCCCATCTGCATAAGCATCTCTTGCTTCTGCGCGACTTGGCCCAAGAACGCCATTTTTTCTTCGTTGCTGCCCGTGCCAAGAGCGACATTGACGATAACGTCCATGTTTGCGTCCCACACACGCGGATCAATCGGTACAAAATTATTACGCAGACGCACCATGCGCGGAGCATCTTGGTTCTTGGAAATAAGTTGCAACGACTTCTTGAACAGACCCTTCATGCCTGTCTCGGCGAAGATGCGGCAGATCAGTTCGATATGTTGCGCCGCAGCAGTAATCGTAGCGGCAACAGCAGCGCGGGTCGAAGACTGAAGCGCATTCGCATCGAGGCCAGCCGCAGCCTTCGAAATACCTGTGCGGTTCTCGCGCAGTTCGTCCATATACTGCAACATCGGGAATGCTTGCTGCCCGACGAACGGCATCGTGAACGGCTGTACCATACCCGGTGCACGCATACGGATGATGCCACCAACTTCGGTGTTCATCACGTCTTCAAGATTGACTTGGCCTTCGACAACGCCCGTGCGTGGGTGGATCGACTGGGCCAAGCTGTCCAACGTATTACGCAGGATGTTCGACTTGATAAGCTGAATGTCCATCGTCACGTCGGCGATAGACATACCGAAGAATGTGTGCGGCTCTGGATCGGGGCAGAAGTCCACGAACGGGATAAAGTCGCAGGGTTCGTAGTGAAGTATCTTGTTGGCCGTGCCAGCAACGCAGACGCGGCAAAGTTCCGCGATCCCGTCGCCATCCATGTCAACATACACATAGCCCTCGATGTAGAGAACTTTGCGAGATGTCGTATCTGTACGGCCGGTGATCTGGACAAATGCTTGCGGGTTACGGTCGAAAGTTTCTTGGTTGCCCTCAAAATCGTCAAGCGTTTCGAAGCCAAGGTTCTCGACTTCATCAAAGTCGTAGCCCATCGCCACAAGATCAGACACGGTAACGTAGCGACGGTGCGCCACAAATTCGGCTGTCTCGATAGAGCGCGCACGGCGGTCAATCAGAAACTCTTCGGGCGGGACGGACTGGACACGCAGACGGCCCTTCTCGACCGTGCGGACAACGGTGCAGTCGTACATCGCGGGCTGGGTCTGGCCCATCATGCCCATTGGCGTTTCGACCATCATCTCGCCGTAACTGATCTCTACGTCCTTAACTTCGACGGTAGGGTCGGACTGAAGGACAGAGAACGCAGCCTCATCTAGGCCGGTGAAATAGTGGGTCGTGACATCCTTATCGGTATCCCACCAGACTTTCATAATCCCGTTCTTGCGGATCAGGGCGTCCTTAAATGTGGAATAGCATTCGTTGAATAGGTTGTTATCCCGTGTAAGGCAGTAGTTTACATAGTCCGTCGCCTGCTGCGCGTTTTCAACATCTTCCGGGCCATTCGGCGCAAACTCAACGACGTTGTTCGCCGCGAAAAACACCTTCATAATCGACGGCATCATGGCCTGCACGGTATCGCGCACGTCCATTGAGATTGCCTGAGAGCGGCCTTCCTCTTCGTTTCCGAAGGGTTCGCCCTTATAATACTGGCCCGCAAGCGCACGCTCTGGGCTGATTACGTCGTCGATATAATCCTGTGCGTCATCAATCTCGGCGATGATGATATTCTGAAGTTCTTCTTCAGATACAGGCTCTTCTACCTGTTCGTCTTCCATCTCAGGCTCTTCGATGGAAATCTCCGTCCCATCGGGAAGTTCCATCTCAGTTTCTTTGGACATGTCTTCGCTGTCGCCGTTTTCGGAGTTGGCGTTAGGAACCCCGGTATCCTGATACATACCTTGGTTCTTAGCCATCTCGGCCTTGGTCGGCTTACGGTTATTGCGATATGCCATGTTTTAGCCTTACTTCTTTTTGGACTTACCAGCCTCAGACAAGGCGATAGCAATCGCCTGCTTGCGGCTTTTGGCCATAGGAGCCTTTGCCGGGCCTTTAGGGTTTACACCAGCGTGCAGTGTGCCGCGCTTATACTCACCCATGACCTTAGCCACCTTCTTGTTGGCTGCGCTCATTTTCTTCATTTCTTTTTACCTTTAGCAGTTTTCGCAGCAGCTTTAAACGCCGCCGCAGTTGGAGCACCCTTCATCCCCGGCTTGCGCATTGTTTCGCCAGAGCCAGCCTTGATCCGCGCCTTCTTGGCTGCAATATTCGCATAGAGGCCCAT